TGGCAGTATCAACAATTAATGCCAACCATAACAAACCCTGATAAGGATTGGACTGAATTAGATGCAGAAGTGCATAGGCTTTGTATTGTAACAGGGCTAACAGAACACCAGATTGATAGCCTTTCCCTTAACGCATTAAAGGAACTGCGTAAAGAATTAGAGTTTTTAAACGAATCTATTGAAGGCAAGCCCGTTGATTATATTGAAATAAATAAAAAGCGTTACAGAATAAATTACAATATTAAAAATATGCCTGCGGCAAGGTATATAGAAAGCAAGGTATTTAGCAAAGATACTTTAGCAAACTTGCATAAGATAGCCGCTTCAATGGTTATCCCCCAGAGGCGTAATTGGTTTTGGAAATGGGTTGACGATAAATATGATGCGAGTAAGCACGAACAATATTCAGCAGATATGCAAGAGGCTAAATTTGTGGACGTATATCATTCGTTGGTTTTTTTTTATCAAGTTTACAAAAATTGGATAGAAGTTTCTCAGGACTTTATGATAGCGGAGATGACGAAGGCGGGGATGACACAGAGCCAAGCAGAGGTAATGGTCAATCTTTTATCAATATCTACGGATGGCATTATACCTGTTACCTTGTTGCCGCCCAAGAAAATATCGGCATTAAAGAAGTCTTTGAAATGAAGACAATACAGTTCCTGAATGCTATGGCGTATATGAAAGCTAAAAATTCATACGACCGAGAACAGGCGAAAAGATTATAGTTTAGTTGTGTTTTTTTGTGAATCCCCGTTAATAGCGGGGGTTTTTTTTGTGTGGTATTTGAATCCCTTTTAGCTATTTAAGGATATGAGTGAATTGAAAGCACAGGCAGAAGCGTTAAGGAATGGATTTTTACAATCATTAGGTGAAAGCTATGACATAGTAAACCCAGATGAATTTCCTGTTGCTGAAGCAATGCTTATTAATTATGGAAAGCTATTTAATGAAGTAGTAAGAAAAAACCTTGACAAATCAGGATCAATAGCTTCTGGTAAAATAGGGGAGTTAGTTGTGCCAAAGGTTACTAAGTTTGGCAATGATTATGAAATGTATTTAGGATATGATAAAGACAATCCTGCTTCAGTTTATTATAGGTTTATAAATAAAGGGGTACGAGGTGCAGGCGGCGTAAATGCTAAGCCTAAAAAAGTTAAGTCTGATTCACCATATCAATACAAGACGCCATTCCCTAATAAGAAAATGGCTACTTCAATACTTCAATGGTATAGATTAGGCAAGGCAAAGGCTTCTGGTGAAACACAAAAATATAAATTAACAAAAACCCAGACGAAAAGTAAAAAGCTAAAAAAGGTTGTGGATAAAGCAACTTCTTTGAAAGCATTGGCATACGCAACGGCTTCGGCAATAAAAAGAGATGGTTTAAAAACTACTTCATATTTTGATAACGCAGTAAAGGCAGTATTCAATAAAGAATTTTTTACTACAATGGCAACCGCTTTGGGTGGTGATGTTCAAATACAAATTAGACAAATAGGTAATAAAATGGAAAATAATGGCTATAACAATAAATAGTACACCGGCAACATATCCGACAATGCACGAAGACCTTTGGTTTGTTGCATCTTCTACAAACGTAGGAACTACAAACTTTAAATTTGTGTATGATGTTTTTATAAATAATGCACAAGTAAGTAGAAACAAAATATATCCTTCGCCAAGTGCGGAAGGTAGCTATGGAGTTTTTAATGCATCACCAATGGTGAGGGCATACGTTACGAATTATTTTGAGCCTTCTGGTTCAAGCGTTTTAGTGGCTTCAAATGATAAAATAAAAGTTGATTATCAAGTTAAGGTAGGCGAAGATTTAAACGGAACTGTTACTGCTAACTTAGCATCTGGTTCTTATTCAGCATACAATTACTATTCACCTTTATTCGGGGATATATTTACAGAGAATGGAAACGTGCCTTTAGTGCTATCTAATTACTATGATAATTTATTGATTGAGAATTACACAGACGATTGGTTAAGCGATAGGGATAATAGCGATATTACGATTGAGTACGGGGATCAATTTTTTATTACTTTCTTAAAGATTACAGGCGGTTCGTATAGCCTTTGGGTTCAGCCTACAAATGAAGATGGAACTTTAGGAACTGCGGTTAGTGGCGCTTTAACTTTTACAGGCGAATTTAATTTATTTAATTTTCAAGCGGCTGCAATCAATACCTTTTATGGTTCAACAATAATAACAGAAAACACTTATGGTTACAATGTTTATATATCACTCGGCGCAGCGACCACAAGGGTACTACGATTTAGACAAATATGTAACCCCAAGTACAGACAATATAACCTTCACTTCCTTAACAGACTTGGAGGGTACGATACAATGGCATTCAGGCTTGTCAATAGGCGAAGAAGTGAATTTACCAGAACTTCATACAGGCGCAATCCTTATCAGCTATCAAATGGTGAAATGACAAACATTGATACGTACAACAAATACAATGAAACTACGTATAACTTTGCTATTCAGCATTATGATTTTTATAACTTAACTTCTGATTGGATTGACGACCAAGATTATGCGTGGCTTGCTCAATTAGTAGCTTCGTCTATTGTTTATATGGAAGTACAGGGTGCGTTTTTTCCTATCACAATAAGAAATACAAACTACCAATACAAGTACCAGATAGCAGACGGAATCTTTAATTTTGATTTGGAAGTTGAAGTTGGTAAGTTTTTAAATAGTCAATTTAGATAATGATAAGAACTGAAATATATATTGAAGACGAAGTAATTGATTTATTACAGGACATAAGCACAGACTTTACTTATGCGATTGATGACGTTAGAGATTTTGGCAGCCGTAATACTTCATTCAGTAGAACTATATCTATTCCTGCAACTGCAAAGAATAATAAGATTTTAGGATTTGCTTTTGAAATAGGAATGTCAAATAATCATAATACAGACTTAGCAAATGTAAACACAAACTTTACGCCATCACAGGCTGCAAAGTGCGAGGTCTATGTGGATAAGATACAGATATTTAAAGGCGTTATTCGTATGCTTGAAATAGTTATAAACAATAACGTTATACAATATCAATGCGCAGTCTTTGGTGAATTAGGTGGCTTTATAACTGAATTAGGAAACAAGCGTTTAGAAGACTTGGATTTTAGTGAACACAATCATACATATAACGTAACTGAAATTGAAGATAGTTGGGATGTTATAAATGGTTCTGGGTACTTTTATCCATTGATTGATTACGGGGATGTATCAAGCAATAAAGATGACTTTAGCGTTTCAACACTAAGACCCGCTTTGTATGTTAAAGAATATATTGATAAAATATTTGAAGGAACTACATATACTTTAGATTGTGCATTTTTTGATACAAGTTTTTTCAAGAGTTTAATTATACCTAACAATAGTCAGGGAATAAGAGGTGCGAATGATAGATTTATTTTAGGCACAAAAACAATTTCACAAATACTATTAAATAGTAATACACCTACCGCAAGAAATGCAGACCTTCCTTTTGATACTACGACTTTACTTAATTTTACAGAGAATGCGGGGAAAAGTATATTTACATATACTGATGGCACAAAGACGATTAGAACGATTGCTTCAATAGCAGGAACATATCAAACAGATGCGGCTTCTTCTATTACAGCGACTTTATATATTGGTGGCGTATCGGTGCAAGCCTTTACTCAAAATACTTTTTCAGCTAATAACCCTTTTAGTTTTAGCTTTGATTATACAGGAAATATTTTAAATACAAACCAAGTTCGTATTGAAATAAGTGTACCTATAACGGCAAACACTTACATAGTAACGATTTCAAGCGCTTCAATAAATTTATCCCAAATAACTTCCCAGATAACAGATGTAGCTTACAATGGTGTAATATCTATAAATGAGAATTTACCAAAGGGAGTATTCCAAAAAGACTTTTTTTTATCTGTATGCAAAATGTTTAATCTTTATGTATATCAGGATAACTTAAATGATAAACAAATAAACGTAGCGCCTTATATTAATTTTTATTCTTCAGCCGTTACAAATAGTTTAGATTGGTCACAAAAAATTGACTTAGGTTCTTCTATGTCTATTAAACCTATGTCGCAATTAAACGCAAGATATTACGCTTATAAATATACGCCCGATTCAGATTATTTTAATGATAACTATTTAAAGAAATACGGACAAAGTTATGGTGATAATTTATACGATTCAGAGTTTGATTATGTAAAAGACACAGCTACAACGCAGATTATATTCGCGCCTTCTGTTTTAAGAGTACATACAGGAAAAGATAAATACCATAGTGAAATTTATAAGCTATCAAACAATAATACAAATGAAGACCCGATGGATAGCGTTATTCGTATCTTAATAGCTAAGAAAATTACAGGCGTTTCAAGTTGGCATATTAAAAGTGGAAGCAATGGCACAGGTAGTAATTTAGCAACATTAACTTCATACGGATATGCAGGACACTTAGATGATCCAAATACGCCGACTATTGATATTAATTTTGGAGTTCCAAAAGAGTTACAATTTCCGGCAACTACCTACCCAACAGATAATTTATTTAATACATATCATTTGCCATACATATTAGAAATAACAGATATTGAAAGCAAGCTATTGTCTTGCAAAATGTATCTAAATACTTTAGATATTTACAATCTGGATTTTAGCAAATATATATGGATCAATGGGGTATTATTTAGGCTCAATAAAGTAGATGGATATAACCCAATGGCATATCAAACGACACAGGTTAATTTATTAAAAGTAATAAACACGAATTAATGGCAGAAGAAGTAATAGGTATAAAGGTCACCACCGATACCGCGCAAGCAACACAGGAAGTACAGAAATTAGACAAAGCATTTGAGGCAACAGATATTTCGGTTAAGGGTTTAAGAACGCAGCTAAAAGAAGCAACTGCGAATGTTGCTATTATGGCTGATAAGTTTGGTGCTACTTCAAAAGAGGCGGTAACTGCTGCAAAGCGTGCGGCTGAATTAAAGGACAGAATTGGTGATGCTAAAGCGTTAACAGATGCCTTCAATCCAGATGCAAAGTTTAAAGCGGTTGCGGGTGCATTGTCTGGAGTTGCTGGTGGATTTGCTGCGCTTCAGGGTAGTATGGCTTTATTTGGCAAAGAAAATAAGAATGTTGAAGCGGCTTTATTAAAAGTAAATGCGGCTATGGCTTTATCACAGGGCTTGAACGCTTTGGGTGATTCAATAGATAGCTTTAAAAACTTAGGTACACAAATTAGAGCAAGCACTACGTTTATAGAATTAAATAGTGCAGCGAATAAAACGGCTGCGGTTGTGCAAAAGGCTTTTGGAATTGCAGTTGTAGAAACAAGTACAGGGTTTAAAGTTTTAAAAGGTGCTATTATTGCAACCGGTATTGGTGCGCTTGTAGTTTTATTGGGAACAGTAATTGCTAATTTTGACGCTATTGCTGATTGGATAAAGAAAAGCCCGCTTGGTGCATTAGCAAAAGGTGTAGGTGCATTAGTAGAACAATTTACAGACTTTATTGGAGTTACAAGTGAGGCAAAAAGAAATATAGAATCATTAAGTGCTTCATCTAAATTAAGAAATGAGCAAATTGAAAGGGATATTAAATTACTAAAAGCACAGGGTGGTAATGAAGAACAAATCTATAAGAAAAGAACCGAATTAATAAATAATGACTTAGCAGTATTAAAGACTAAAACAGATGCAAGTGGAAAGTTATATGGCGAAGATGCTAAAAAATGGAAAGAATTAAATAATGATAAATCAATTTTAACGGCTGAATATAATAAAAAGAACGAAGAAGATACTAAGAAAGCAAATGAAAAAGCCCAAAAGGATCGTGATGAAGCTAACAAAAAAGGAATAGAAGATACCAAGACGGCTAATAAAATGCTTATTGATTTACAGAACGCTAAGAGTTTAGCAATATTAGAAGATGAGAATGCTAAAGCTATTAAGCTATTAGAGAATGATAAGAAACTTAAAGAAGATGAGATAAAGCAATTAGAAGTTCATCAATCTGTAAAGGATGAATTAATAAAACTTAACAATGAAAAGTTTGATGCTGATAAAGCTGCTCTTGATAAAAAGGCAAAAGAGGATACAGATAAAAAACAAAAAGAAGACCAAGAAAGCCTTGACACTTTTAATGAGAAAATAAAAGATATTAAGATTGCTGCTATTAAAGATGATAATGAAAGAGCAGAAGCAGAAAGATTATCTAAACTTGAAAAGGATTTAAAAGAATTAGAAGAAGATAAAGAGTTTTTAAAATTATCAGAAGATGAAAAAGCTAAAGTTAGAAAAGACCTTATAACTGCATCAGAAGACGCATTATATAAAGAAAAATTAGAAAGGGCGCAGGCTGCATTTGATGCTCAAAAAGATATTGAATACAATGCTTTAAAAAGTTTTGAAACTGCATATGGTGAATATTGGCAAGTTGTTAGAGCATTAGAAGAACAAGAATATGCAAATGATATAAAAAATGCGCAGGGTAATAAAGATAAAATTGCTGAAATTGAAAAAAAGCATTCTAAAAATATTATAGATATTCAAAATGCAGAATTTCAAGCTAAAAAAGATTTACAATTAAAATATGTTGGAGTTGTTGGCGCAGTTGGTGGATTATTGCAACAGATTGCAGGTAAAAATAAAGCCTTAGCAATTACAGGTTTACTACTTGAAAAAGCTGCTGCGATTGCAACAGTTGTAATTCAAACCGCTAAAGGTATTGCAGCTGCAACTGCTTCTGCTGCGCCATTATTAGCGAATCCATTTACTGCTATTCCGGCAGCAATTTTATTAGCAAAAACTATTGTTGCTCAAAAAGTTGCAGCGGGTATTTCTATTGCAGGAATTGTAGTTGGTGCTGCGCAAGGTATTTCTGCAATTAATCAGGCTTCTTCGGGTTCTTCTGGTGGTGGAGGTGGTGGATCATTACCAGATTTAGGCGGTGGCGGTGGTGGCGGTGCATTACCCGATACAGGTGGAGGTAGCGCACCAGATACCGGTGGCGACGGCGGTGGGAGTCGTAGAGCGCCAAGTGGCGGTGGTGGTGGCGGTTCTGTTCGTGCTTATGTAATTCAAACCGATATTTCAAATGCTCAACAAAGAGAGCAAGAGATACAGAACAGGGCAAGGTTTCAGTAAACGATAAATATAAACAAAAAAACTATTTAGTATTATGAATAAAGAATTACCAATATATATGTTGGATATTACAGAGGATGTCAATGACGATTCACAAGTTGATTTTATTTCCTTAGTAGATAGTCCTGCAATTCAAAAGAATTGGAACGCATTTAATAAAACCCAAAAATTTGAAGTTACAAATGAAGATCGTCGTATTATTTCGGGCGCTATTATGTTGGCTGACACGCCAATTTTTAGGAGTGATGCTACTTATGGCGACTACTATGTGGCTTTTAGTCGTGATACTATTCTTAAAATTGTACAAAAGTTTTTCAAAAAAGGCTTCCAAAGTAATGTGAATTTAATGCACAATTCAAGCGCACAATTTGAAGGTGTTACTTTATTTGAGAGTTTTATTTCAGACCCTTCGCGTGGCATTATGCCTATGAAAGGCTTTGAGGATGCACCAGAGGGAAGTTGGTTTGGTAGTATGATTGTAGATAATGAGGACGCTTGGTCTAAAGTAAAGAATGGCGAGATTATGGGATTTAGCGTAGAGGGATTATTTAACTATAAACCTAAAGAAGTTAACAAGGTTGCATCAATGGTTGATGCTATCAAAAAAATATTATCACAAGTTAAGTGATAAACTTTTCATTTTTTCACTATATAATAAAAAAAGTATGAACGCACAGGAAGCAATTTTAAAAATTAAGGCATTGTTTGAGGACAACGCTGCGCCTGTTAAAGAAGTAGAAGCTGAAGAAACTAAGGTTGAAGAAACCAAAGTTGAGATGGCTGAATATTCTTTGATGGACGGAACTAAAGTTGAAATTTCAGCATTAGAGGTTGGCGGTTCTGTTAATTTAGCAGACGGATCAGTAGCACCGGCAGGCGACCACGAATTGATGGACGGAACAGAAATTACTTTAGACGAGAATGGCAAAATTATTGCTATTGAAACTAAGGTTGAAGAAGTTGCACCAGAAGCAGAGGTTGAAGCAGGCAAAGATTATGAAGACAAAAAGATGCAAGATATGGCTGAACAATTCAATGCAAGTATTGCAGAATTAGTTGAAGCTAAAAGAGTATCAGACGAAAAAGTTTTAGAATTAGAAAATAAGGTTAAGCAAGGATTTGCACAAGTAGCTGAATTAATTGAAGCACTTTCAAATACACCTTCAGCCGATCCAATTCAAAGACCTAATAGCTTTAATTCATTTATT